CAATTAGGTTGATTCCAGATGTTGAAGGAATTGAAAACGAGGATGATAAAACATTCTTCCATCATTATGTAAATAGTTGGACCTCTAAAAAAGATGGTTCGTTCGTGTCCGCAATATCCTTGAAGTCATTCGGGGAGCGTGATCCTATCAATGAAGCAAGATGGAAGCTCTACAAGGAGTGGAAAGATGCTGGCCCAGCTAAGGACGAAAAGTTCGAAAATCCTATCAAGGAACGCGAGGGTTGGCTTGTTAAAGCCTATTGGATTGATAATCCATTTAACTCGGAGTTAAATGGTCAGGTTCAAATTTTGAACATGGGTCCACAACTTAAGGAAATTGTAGATGATGCAATGTCTGGTAATCGTGCTGATGAATTCGGTGCTGCGATATTCGATCTATCCAACGATGGGTGTGATTTTAAAATCGTTGCAGATGAACAAGGTATCTATACCACTTATAAGAAATCATACTTCACATCCAAAACCAAATTGAATTTGGATGATGATGAAATTGATGAAATTTATAATAACCCATTAGATCTGTCTCAATTATATCCAGTTAAGACATTTGAGGAACTTCAAAATCTATTGGATGAACACTTCTATACTGAAGGTGATGACGTTTCTGTTAAGACGGAAAAGAAATCTTTGCTTAAGAAGGAAGTAGCACCTAAGAAAGAAGTCGCCAAAAAGGAAGCTAAGAAAAAGGTTGTCGAGGAAGATCCCAATGATGACATTCCAATGTTCCATGATACCGACAAGTCTGATCCAGATGTTGACGATCTATTGGCTGAACTAGATATTGAATAAATTTGTTCTCACTGACTAAATAAATGAGTGAACGATGAATCTAAATATCCAAAAAATGCTGGAATTTATAAATTGACTTGTATAAATAACGGAAAAATATATGTGGGTAAGTCTGTCTGTATTAAAACCAGACTTGCTCAACATAAAAGGTGTGGTAAAAATGCCGGTAAACTTTTAAAGAATGCCATTTTAAAATATGGGTGGAATTCGTTTAAAGTTGAAATATTAGAAGTGTTTGAAAATTTTGATAAATTGAAAAATAATAAACATCTTTTAGATAGAGAAGCATATTATATAGAATTAAATAATTCTAATAATATCGAGCATGGTTATAATTTATGTGCATATTCGACAGATTTAACAGGAATTCCATTAACAGATGAACATAAAAGAAATATTGGAAATTCTAATAGGGGTAAAGTTCTTTCTAACCACCACAAAGAAAGACTTTTACATTCTAGGTTGGGAAAACCTAGATCTGATGATACTAAAGAAAAAATTAGACTGTCGAGTATAGGTCGGAAGTTTTCTGAAGAATCAAAAGAAAAAATGAGACGGGCTAGATTAGCCAATCCACCATCAGAAGAACATATGGAGAAAATAAGACAATCAAATTTAGGCAGGAAACATTCCAAAGAACATATAGAAAAACGACGACTAGCTAATTTAGGAAAGAAGAGATCCGAGGAATCAAAAGAAAAAATGAGACAGGCTAAATTAAAAAGATTCACCAATTTAAACCAAATAACTAATTAATATGCACGATACTGGCGAAATACCACCAATGTCACCAGATGATTTTGCTGCTTTGGCAGCATTCGCTGGTCCGATATATCAAGAATCCAGAGTGATTGAGAAGTATACCTCGTCTAACCCCATACCGGGAGCACATTCCGAGTATGGTAGTATGAATATCAAACAAGGGCTTGAGCAAGCACAACGACTTGCTCAAGCCTCTGTTGTTCGTCCTCAGCCTATGTATGTTCCACCAGCAGTTCCATTAGATCAACCCGACTTAACAATGGGAACCGCTTCATTTATACCTTATCCTAATGGACCCGCTCCAAATATGCCACAGTTTCCAACTCCAATAGAGGGGGACCAATTAGAGTTTTCATTTAATGCATCCAAACAGGACGAAACCAACACTTTATTAAAAGAAATTTCTAGAAAAATAACAAAGGTTATTGAATTACTAGAAAAGGGGGATACTGTCCCAAAGCAGAAACATGTCAAAAATCAAATTTAATAAGGAGGATCTTAAGAATTTTCTTGAGGGATTATCAAAAGTAAGCGATACTGCGATTTTAAATTTAAAGGATGATAAAATCTATGCCATATCTTCATCCGAAGATCGCAGTATGTTTTTATGGTCAACCTTAAAATGGAGTTCTGATATTGATCAGACTTTGAATCTTCCATCCGTTAAGAAATTATCCAAAGCATTGGATTTGGTTTCCGATAAGGAAGTTGAATTCGATCTTAATTCCAATAATTTGGAATATAAAGGTAATAAAGTCAAGTTCAAGTATCACTTATATGGTGATGGAATTTTGGTAGCTCCGAAGCTAACATTATCCAAGATTGAAAGTCTTCAATATGAATATGAGTTTGAAGTATCCAAAGCGTTTTTAACTTCATTGTTAAAACAATCTTCAATTTTTAAAGACACTAATAAATTATACATCTTTACAGAAGATGATAAGTTGTATTGGTCCCTTGGAGACAAAACCATGATGAACACTGATGTTCTGACTGTTGAGGGGGACGATGTTGATTTTGAAATGGATGAATTCATTTTAAATCTGGATAACATTCAATTATTATCATTTGGGGATTCTAAAGAGTTCACATTCAAGATTAATAAGATGGGTATTGGAAACATTACCTTGAAAAATGGAAACACTGAGTTAAATTATATTCTAAGTTCACTTACCAAATAATATGAGCATACATGATGAAACATGGGATAAGTGTCCCAAATGTAAACAATCAATCAAAACTTGGCATGGAAGTTATCATGATAGTGATGCATGTCAAGTTTATAAATCTTGTCATGATTGGATTGATAGTTTCACTGCGAATTTATCAGAATTGTCTGTTGTGGAGAATAAAAAATATACAAAGGAAGAAATCAGTATAGAATTACATGATGCTGCTAGTAAATTTGACACAGAAGCTATAAAATCTAAGTTAGATAATAACTTAGAAGAATTTTACAACAGGGCGGGATTGGCTATGTCTCTAAGATTAGCTGCAAATTTTTTAGAAGGAGTTTCCAAATCATGAAAAGTAAAAACAACGTAACAACAGGTGGATATTTCCTAAATAGACTAAGAGATAGCGGGTTCATAGCAATAAGATTATTCAAGGATTATCCTATTCATGATCCCAGAAAGTGGACCATTATGGTTGATCCCGGTGGACATTCTCTGATTATCACTTGTTATGTTAACAAGGAAGGACCGGGGGATGTTCAATTTGAATTTAATGATGGGGGAAATAAGTTCACCAAGAATTATAATCTAAGAACACAGTCAATGGAAGTAGTTGTTACTACTTTAATTGAAAAAGGAGTTCCACAAAAGCAAGACGAGAACGTTTATATTAAAACTGATAGTATTTCCGATAAAGAAGATTAAATAGTTGTATGGATGCTAATCCAGAACAACCAGACTTCAAAGAATTCAGTGATGATGAAATAAAAAACATTCTCAAGGAAGCTTTGACCATACAGATCAAGGAAAAACGTAAGTTACCGAAGAAAAATGAGCTTAACAATGCTTTAATTGGAACTATTGGTGAATTCTTATCATGTTTTAAACTTATAGGTTATGATTTAGATGGAAATCCAATTAACATGACGGTATATAAAGAAAAAATGGAGAAGTCCGCTTTAGATAATGCTTTCATGGAAGAAATTGGAAGATTTATGAATACTCGTATTGTATAATTATGTTTTGGAAGAAAAGAATTAGACTTGGGGACACTTATGCGTGTCAAACAGGAGTTCATGTTGGTAAGATGTTAATCTACATTGATAAGAATAATCATCAGTATGGATTTTTATCGTCTCCGACGATGGAAAATGTATGGGTTCCGATTGATAAATTTGAATTTGGGGTTAATAATGGTATTATAGAGTATGTCGAAAGAGTTCCGAAAGAAGTTCGCAAAGTTGTCGATGCCAAGTTTAAAGAAAACAAAGATATCCTTTGATCTTTCAACAGATTACGTTATAGCGAAGTTTTACGAATTAGGATATAAGGTAAGTTATAACAAATATAATAACACTTATAATTCCTGTTGTCCCTTATGTAAGGAGGGTAAAAGTTGGGGTAGAAAGAAAAGATGTTTCTACATACCAGAAAATGACAATATATTTTGTCATAATTGTGGGGAGAGTTTGAAACCTTATAGCTGGATACGAAAAGTTTCCGGTATGACGGATGAAGAACTTAGAAAAGATATTGGAGACAATCAAGTATCTGTTGAATTGGATTTTGATATTCCTAAATTATCAAAGAAACAACCATCCTTACCAGAAGATTGTATAAATTTATTTGATGATAATCAATTATCATTCTATAAGACTAATCACTTGGTTCAAACTGCTTTGTCTTATATAAAGGGAAGACGTTTGAATACTGCGGTTAATAAACCGAGTGCATTTTATATCTCTCTAAGAGATTATACCCATAAAAACAGACTGGTCATACCCTTTCTTGATACTTCGGGAAACTTTATACATTATCAATCAAGAAGAATATTCGCATGGGATGAAAAACCGAATTATTTGACAAAATTCGGTTCGGATAAATCGATTTTCGGGATCGAAAGGATTGATCCCTCACTAGATGACGTTTTTATCTTTGAAGGACCGCTGGATGCCTGTTTCGTGCGAAATGGAGTGGCTGTGGCGGGTATCAATGAAGGGCATCACAAGTTTACGCCGATTCAGTTGGAACAATTGGAGGAATTAAAGTTCTTTAAGAAGATTTGGGTTCTGGATAACCAATGGATTGATAAAGCATCAAGAGCAAAGACTTTAGTGTTGCTTGAGCAGGGAGAATGTGTCTTTATTTGGCCCGATAAGTTTAAGAAGTTTAAAGACTTTAATGAACTGTGTGTATTCTGTAAACTTGATGAGATTGCCCCCCAATTTATTAAAAAACACTCATTTTGTGGAAAATCTGGCCTTTTGAAAATTAAATTATTGTGGTCCTCTGTTGCCTAGTGTTGCTTTCCGTTGCTTAACGTTGCTTTGTGTAGATTGTGGGATTTACACTTAACGGATTATGAATTTTTGGAGTTGACAATCGAAAATTTTGTGAGATATTTGGGATGTGAGTGATCATCACTCGTTATTAAAAATTAAAAATATGAAAGATAAAAAAGACTTAAG